TCGATATGCTGGATGAGCCCCAGCATTGCCGGCCCCGGTTCCTTATACGGGAGCGGCATGACGACTTGCCGGATGTCCTGCCCGCCGGTCTCGACCAGAACACCGCCCCCCGGCGGCACCCGCATCTCGTTGGTGAGCTGGCGCGAGGCGGTCTTCGAATAAAGAAAGCCGGGGAAGCAGGCGAACATGCCGGCATCGAGCATTTCGCGCCAGGCTGCGGTCAGCGCCCGATCGGCGTTACCCAGGATCTGCAAAAGCCCGATATCGTAGAACCCAAGCGCGCGGACAAAGCCGTACTTCACAAAGACACGCCTGGGCATAAAGGTCGGGTCGTCCTCACGCCAGTTGCGCCGCAATTCGAGAAGCTGTCGCGACGAACGCTCGATCGACACCTTGTAGGGGAGCGGCAGACCGGTGATCTTCCCGTTCTCTTTGTGCTCGTAGCCTTTGACGTTGAGTTCGCAATAGCACTCATCGATTTCGAAATTGAAATCCTCGGGCCGTTGCGTCGGGGCGAAGCCCTGCACCTGGGCGGTCTTGTCGTCGAGTTCGTTGGGGTGCGGCTGCGGCATCCCGAGATCGACATCGCGATAGGCGCCGGCGAGCTGCATCCGCTTGACGAGCGCCCGGCGCATCCGCACCCGATGGGTCACCCGCCCGGCATCTTCGAGGTCGCACACATCGTTGGAGACGATGAGGTCTTGCGCATCGACCGTGCGCGAGACCGGTCTCCTTTTGACCGGGCAATTGTAGACTTTTTTAAAGGCGCAGCCGCCAAAGCCGACGCCAAAGAGCATCCGCGCCGTGTCGGCGCGATAGCCTTTGTCGGTGACGGTCAGATAGTGGTTGAGGTCGGTTTCTAAGGCTTCGGCCAGCTCGTCGTCAGTTGGTTGCGGCTGAAAGGCCGGCGGCGCGGTATTGTCACCGGCGAGACCCAGCTGGGTGAGAACCCTGGAAAGACTGTTGTCATCATCGTCATCATCTTCCAGGGTCTCGGGCTGGGAGGCTGGCAGCATCGAGTTAGGGTCGAGCGTGCCCGGCGGCTGTGGCGGGCTGTCGCTTCTCACCTTGACCGGGCCATCGGCCGGCATCAACTCGGCCAAGGCGTTCGCCTGAAAACGGATAACCGCCTCGGGGAGAAGCGGATGGCGCACCACCGACATGCCTTCGAGGGGCGCTGCGGTCGTGCCGGCATCGGTGCGCGGCTCTTCCAGCCGGAAGCCCAACATCTCGATGCCGAGCGCGCGGGTCTTCAGCCATTCCTGGCGGCTATGGTCGTCGGCTTGAATCCCTTCGGTCAGCTCACCAACAATGCGCTGCCGTTCGTCGTCGCTGATCTTCTCGGCGAGGTTGGCGTAGAAATCCTCGTCGGCCTCGTCGGCCTCAGCCCGCAAGCTTTCGGGATCGAGATAGATGACGGCGCCACCGTCGGGCTGTTCGACCGAAATGACCCCGGTCTTGGGATCGACCTTGGTGCCCGGCGCGTCTTCATTGACAAAGGCGACGCTGACGCCTTCGAGCGGACCCGGCGCCGGCGTCCATGGTCCCGGCGTCGGGTCTTGGTTCCCGCCTAATGCGTCGAGAAATCCCCGTGAACGCGCCAAGGCAAAGCACCCCGAAGACCGGGGCGCTCAAGCGCTGGGCGTGGAGCCGGAGGAAGGAACTCACTGCCAGCGTGGCAGTGACACTCACTATATACTACGCGCGCGCGCGCGAGTCGCCTAACGTCGCCGCCGCCGCTTCAAGCCTTGTGGCACCCCTTCCGGCAGTTCCGGCGGTGGCTTTGGCCGATAGCGTTCGGCAAGCCTGGCGAGATGGCTGTCACTAATGGCATGGTCGGCTTCAGCAATATCCTGCCGCAGCTGTTCGGGCAGCTGATCGAACAGCATCATTCGCCAGCGGGCGAGGCGTAATCGGCGTTCGGGGATCATCGGCTGGCGTGTCGTCGTTGGCGCCTCTCGGCATGAGACGGTATTGGTAAAGACCGCCCTTGATGCGCTGCCGGTCAACCGTGTGACTGCCAAACCGCTCCTTGCGGAAGTCTCGAAGCCGGGCCGAGATCGACGCCTGGGGATGCCCGGTCTTCGCTTCGAGTTCCGCGAGCGTGTGCCACCGACGGTCGTTTATGGCTCGCCAGACATCACGGGCTTGCCGGTTTAGTCGGTCGTAATCCTCGTCATGCTCATAGGTCGAACCGCCACGATCACCCTCCGGCGGCGAGCCGTCATCGGTTGTCACCGCGGACCTCCGGTGTGCAAATCCGGGTTGTTTTCTTCACACCATTGAGCATGGGCGTCGGCAATGAGCCCCGCATACCAAATCGCCTCGCGCAGATGCGGGTCCATGATCTCGGTCGGGACTTCTTTCTGGTCCCGGCGCATCTCCTTGGTCGCGAGGACATAAGCGAGCGCCACTTGAACCCCACGCGGCGTCGTGTGGTGGCCCTTGCGCAGCAGCACGCCATCCTCTTCGTAGGTCACGATCTCCGGCATCCAATCCGCGGGCAGATCGGGTGGCGTGTCTTTCCGGCCCAGTGCGCGATACACGCCAGCCGCATTTTTACGGTTCATTTCCCTATCCTCGCGCCCATACCCGGATCTTGCCGTATTGCCCGATCCGATCGGCCAACTGCGAAAACATGCTGTTCGGTCCGGCGTTACGCCCGAGATCGCGCAACATGAAGACGTGTTGGTTCGATAGCTCGACCGGCGACAACGGATGCTCGGGGTCACGCCCAAAACTCTCGGTCAAGATCCGCAACACCTCGTTTGTGTCACCCGTACCCGTCACTTGCTCACCGACCCTCGCCGGTTCCCAAAACAACGTGCGTGCCATTTACACCTCGTAGAGTGGTTTCGGCCGGCGCGGCAGCTGCAAGCCCTCCTCGAAGTCGGCGTCAAATTCTTCACCGCGGACGAGGAGACCGCTGTCGCGCAAATGCTGCAAAGCGTGAGTCGATGAATCCACCAAATCCTTAAACCGTGTTTTTGGGAAACTCGCGAACTGATCGATAATCGTTCCGCACCAGGCCGGCGGCATTCCGTTGTCAGGATAAAACGGCGCGTAGATGAGACCGTTGGAGAAAAGGTGCTGGACTGCGTAGGCGCGGGCTGTCTTGTCGCCCTTGGCAACGATCAACTGCACGCCCCAATCACCATTACTGTGAAGCCGTCGCAGCTCTTGGTCAAGACTGTGACCCGCAGCTTGCGTCTCGATGAGGAGATGGTCGATCTTGTATTTCTTCGCGGTGAAGACGACCCACTCAACGAGTCCCCAGTTGGCCTGGCGCGCCGACAGAAAGGCTTCCGAATTCCATTGAGTGTCGGAAACCCCGTAAGGCTTTTCCTCGGGCGGACCGTGCAGCGTCAGACGCTTTTGCCAGCCATAGATCAGCATGACTTTGGGCCGCTCATCCTGGTAGATACGGATGGTCTCCGCCGGGTCATCGGACTGCCGCGGCATCAGGGTTGAGCTGCCGGTGGTGCGGTAGACACCCCACACGGTCATTGCCGAATAGTCGTTCTCCTGCCGCTCGGTGAAGGCGGTATCAACGCTGGCGACGACATACTCAAAGGCCGGGAAGCGGATCTTGGCGTCGGCGTCGATCGGCCAATCGCGCCACCATTCGCGCAGGAAGATCGCCCCGCCGCGCGGCTCGGGGCGTTGCTGCATCTGCCCGGCCCAGGCGAAAGGACCGAGATCGCTTTCGAGCTGCTTTACGACCCCTTCGGGATAAAGCTCCGGCCAGGCCAGCTCGCCATCGTTTTCGTCGGTCTCGTCTTCGCCCTCATCGTCGAGCCCGCGTGGATCGGTCCAGCCGATCGACGTGTAATACCGCCGGCTCGCCTCGTAACGCATCGGGATGATGAGCTGTTCAAAGCCCATCTCTTTGGTCAGCGCGGTCCCGGTCACGTCCTCTTCATGGGTGCGCTGCTGGATCAGAATGATCGCGGATTGTCGCGGGTCGTTGAGCCGGGTCGGCACCACTTCGGTAAAATACTGATTTGTTGAGTCGCGCACTTTGTCGGACTCAACGTCCTTCACCGAGTTCGGGTCATCGAGGCAGACCCGGTCAGCGCGCTCGCCGGTGCCCAGACCCCGCACGCTGGTCGCGAGCTTCCACCCGGTCGCCTCATTGCCGACCTTGACCAGCGAGAACTGATCCTTCGACGGCGTGACGTCCTGCCCCCAGAACTCCTGGTAATAGGGCGACATGATGACCTGGCGAAACCGAACATTGTCGCGGATCGTCAAGTCCTCGCTGTAAGACGACATCATGTAGCGCAAGGAGGGTGAGCGCTTCGGACCCCACTCCCAAGCCGGCCAAAAGACGTTGACGGTCAGCGACTTCATAAACCCCGGCGGGACATTGATGAGGAGTTTCAGAATGTCGCCGCGGCTGACGGCTTCGAGATGATCGCAAATCGCCTCGATATGCCAGCCTTTGATAAACTTGCGGGCGGGTTCGACATAAGGCCACAACAGTCGAACGAACTTGATGAGACCGCCGGGTTCTTTACAAAACGAGGCTTCGATTGCGCGCTTGACGCCCTTCGGGTCACGCTTGGTTAATTCGACAAGGTCGCGAAAGCGCGGATCGGTGTTGTACCGATGCAATAGTTCGGATGGAAGAGCCGCAGCCATGACGCCTCTTGGCGCTAGAGCGGATATCTCTATGCCATTCCCTCTACTATTCGGCAATTGCTTTACTGTTATTGACCCATAAGAATCTCGCGACCCGCCCCAAGATGTCAATTGACGCCCTATTTTTATGGGGTAAGGTACACGAAATTCCTATCAGTCACGGCTTAGAGAGGGGCAGCCATGGAAATCGGCAAGCCAATCAAACGTCATACGGTGATCCCATTAAAATCGCCGGTGCAGGCGCCGGAGCCGGTTGCACCCCCGCTGCCGGCGAGAACCCCGAAGGAACCGGCCCGTATGCCGGAGAAGGTCGATGGCTGACAAACGAAGTGCAAAACTGCCGATGCTGTCGAAAAACCTGACGCAGCTTCCCGGCTTCCCGCCGCCGGTTGTCCTGGTGGTTCCGGTGGACAAAGTGGACGAACCACCGCCACGCCATGAAGGTGTGCTGATGGGCGAGGTGACCGGTTGGCGGGCTTGGATGGTGTCGCCGGGGATCGAGCTTTACAGCCTCGTCACCCCGACGCGCTGGCGCCCCGGCGTACCAATGGAGGGCGATGTCGATAGCAATTCAGGAATGCCGTTTAAGATTCCTACCGGCGTCTACGCGTTAACCGACCGTGGTTCGGCGTTGTGGCAGCTCGCACGATGGATGTTGGATCACTATCAAAGGCAACCGACCGAAACGAGGTATCACCCGTGGAAGCCGATCGGCTTTGTCTTTGGCAGTGTCAATCTCTACGGTGAGGTCGTCTTCCACGCTCATGGATACCGTGCTCAATTCGCCAAGATCACCAGCCTCGATTCAATCCACTCGCTGCTGGCACGCGACGATGACGTACCCGGTTTGCCGGTCCTCGACCGACTGCGCCACACTTATCTTGGACAAAAAACCACCGATGGGATGGCTGTTGAAAATCGATGATTGGTTGTTGGACCGGGTTTTCCAGCACGTCGTTGACTGGGTCAGCCGGCGGTGGGGGCTGCATTTCTTAACCCTCGGCGAATTCCTCATCACCGGCGCGCTCTTGTGTTGGTGGATCACGACCGGCGTCCGGTATTTCTTCACTGGAATGTCGAGCCTCACCATCGGGTCCGCGGTTATCGGTCTTGCGCTGTCAACGGTTTATCTTTGGATTGTGCAAACAGCACGCAATGTCAACAGTGATCGCTTTATCAACGCGTTTAACACGATGCGGTGGCGCGCTTTTGGTACTCGAATGGGCAATCTCTTTGCCATGCCGCTCTATTTTATGGGTGGTTTGGAACTCCCGGTCTGGTCCGAGAGAGGCTTCAGTCTCTTGTTAATCTGCGGGCTCTACATCCTTAGCTGCCAGGCCGGACCGCCCAGGCGCCAGCGCGTCTACTTCAAGAAGGATGCCTACCATGCCGTTTGACGGTGAGACCTAATGCGACCCGATATGTCCCGCGTTGTCATCGAGCGTGAGCGCAGCGGCAGTTGGATGTCGTACCACCTGGTGCGCGAACACGATATCGCGCACCGCGACCTCGACCGGCTCGCCCTACTGCCGCACGAAGAAGGCATGCGCGCCCCGCACAAAAAGGCCGGCGACTATAAGATGTTCTCCGACGTGCTGGGACCGCTGCACGGCTTTCTCATCAAGTCGGTCGGGCGTCCCTGGAACAAGGTTCACGCCGAAATCTGCGAACAGATTTCCGCCAGCTCGACGACGCAAATCCATGTGCTGAGCCACATCGATCAATTTGTCGAAATCCACACTACCCTCGGACCGGACGGCAAAACCTATCCCAAGCCGGCCAGCAACTGGCGCCATCGCTACCGGCTCAAGGGTAACGCGTTCGAGGATGGCTGGGACGGCCAGCTCTACGTCCATCCCATTACCGGCATCCTGCGCCGGGCGCCGGAACGCGCCAAGCCCTGGCGCGGTAAGAAACCTCTCCAGGAGAAGACGTTCCGCCGGATCGCGCCCGAGCGCGAGCTGCACCAGGTCAACGGGATCTGGTACTGGGCGGTCTTCGATACCGCCCGTCCGCGCTCGATGTTCGACCCCGCGATGAGCCGCTGGCCGCATTACGTCGTTCACCCGACCGACTACTTCACCCAGAAACCGGTGGAGACCGGCAAGCGGTACCGCGTCGGCAAGCGCCAGGCGTCGGGCCGTGATCTCAGAAAATACGCCCTCACCAATGTCCCGATGGAGGATAGCGATGCCGTTTGATGGAACTCAACTCGACGCCGCCACCAAACTCCTCATCGATGTCAAAGACGCGATCATCCGCGACGGCTGGTGCGTTGGCATCTTCACCGACAGCCATGGCCGTCATTGCATGCTGGGCGGTTTTGACGCCGTCTTTGGCAACGAAGACGGGTATGCCGAAAAACGCGTTCAGAACGCACTTCATCGCTTGATCGCGGCGATCCCCGAAGAAGCCAGGGAAAAACAACACTACTGCCCGCGTTTGCCTGTCGGCACCCCGGATTACGGGGCGATCGCTCAATACAACAACGACCAAAAAGATGTCGAGGCGATCTATGCCTGGCTCGACCGGGCGATCGCGGCCCAGTAAGGAAAAAGCCGGGTCAAGCAAACCCGAACAGGAGTCCCCCAATAACCCGTAAGAATGGGAGCGATACCATGCCGGTCATCATCCAAAAGAACTGGTACACAGTCGAACAGTGCCGGAAAAACCCCAAGACCCTCTACGTCTTTGGCGATAACCTCATGGGCGTCGGTAAAGGCGGACAAGCCGTTATCCGCGACGAGCCCAACGCCGTCGGTATTCCGACCAAACGCGAGCCGGACACAACCCCCTCTTCCTATCTCTCCGACCGCGACTGTGACGACCCGCACCTCATCGGGCGGATGGAAGAAGCATTGGTACGGCTCGACCGACATCTCGCCGCCGGCGGCACCGTCATCATCCCCGCTGACGGGGTCGGGACCGGGCGCGCCGAACTCCCTAAACGCGCCCCCGCGCTCTACGCCTATCTCACCGGCCGGCTCCACGGCCTCTTCTATCGCTATCAAGAGAGAAAGACGGCGTGACCGATAAACCCCATCGCGGCCGGATCAAGGACTGGGTCTTTATCCGGCCGCGGGGGTCTCGACACGAAATCGTCGTCGGCAAGTTTCTCGATCATCCGACGGTCGGCAAACACGGCGGCTATAGCGCAACCTCAGACATTGTCGCCCGCGACGGCTCTGAGATCGAAACCCGAAACAGTCGCTATACACTCTCCGGCCCGAGCCTCGACAACCCAACCCTGCTCTACGCCTTTAAGGAAATCTTTCGTGCCGGCTAAACCATTTCCCCGGTCCGATCTCCTCACCGGGCTCTCGCGTAATCAGCGCCACCGCCGCGAATTAAAAGACGCGCGCTATCTGGCAACCCATCGGAAAGCCGTTCTGCGGGTTACCGAAGAAAGTCTACAGATTTGCGGTGCCATGACCTGGTTCTGGGTTGGAGAACTCGGCTTCATCAAACCGGAAGACTTTAAGCCCCATGACGGCACCCCGGTCGATTTTATCGTCTGCGCCCGTCTCGATCTCGACCACGACCCCTACTATCCCGACAATCAGTTCACCGATTGCGCAGATTGCGGGGCTAATCTGCAATACCGCCCGCACGTTCCACCGGGAACCAAACTCTGCATCTGTTGCGCGGCCCGGCGGGCACGCGAGGACAAGCCGACGTGAACGACAGCAATACCAGCCGCAATTTTACTTGCAGCGACTGCGGACGCGGGATCTGGCAACTCTGCGGTCCCAACCTCGGCGATGTCTGCGCCGCCTGCCTGATGATGCCCCAATGGTGGCTCGACCCAAACCTCGCCCGCCAGATCGATCCCGACAACCTGCGCAACCCGGCGGCGCCCCAATGAGGACACACGCATGACGATCACCGACCGGATCATCGTCGCGCTCGACGATATGCAAAAAGCCCCGAACCTCATCAGCGATCTCACCGAGATCGGCATCAAGCACTTCAAGTTCGGTCCTGAAGCCATGATGCACGAGGATCGGTTCTGGACGTGCCTGCGCGTCCTCGAAATCAAAGAAGGCGCCTCGTTCTTCCTCGACCTCAAGCTCTACGATACCCCGGACACGGTCACCCGCACGATCAAACAAGCCTTCGATATCGGCGCTCAATTCGTCACCGTCTATGCCGACCAGGCCGTCATGGAAGCGGCGATGAGCGCCCGCCCCAGCCGGTCTAACGCCAACGTGCTCGCGGTTTTCCGCCTCACCAATTACGGCGACACCACAACGCTCAGCCGCACCGATCACAACTGGTACAGCTTGTGCCTCAATCACTGCGACGGCATTGTCGCCCCCGCGAGCTATATCAAGGAGCTGCGCCATGAACCCTATACCGGAAAAATCTTCGTGGCGCCCGGTATCCGCCCGCTGGGACATAAACCCAACAACCACTTCAAGCCGGCAACCCCCATCCAAGCGATCGGGGCCGGCGCCGACTACATCGGCATTGGTCGGCCAATCACCGAAGCTGACGATCCGGTCGCCGCGGCCAAGGTCATCATCGCCGATGCCGTTGATAATTGATCAGTCGGTCCGGCCGTTCCTGATTGAACGCGGCGACCCGCAGCTCGGCGAGATCATCGCCTGGCGCTGCTGGCGGGTCACTTCAACCGGCTTCCTCTGTTCGGTCTTCCGCTCTACCGTTTGGAACTGGAAAACCGATAGCAAGGGTAACGGCGCGCAAATGACCGGCAATGTCGATCAGGAGCGAGGCGGCGTCTACGCCTGGAAGACCCGCGCCCAGGCGATGCGCTATGCGCCGGCTCAGCCGATCGTCATCGGACAGGTGCGGCTCTGGGGTGAGGTCGTCGAACACCAACGCGGTTACCGCGCCCAATTTGCTCGCATCGATCGGCTCTGCGCTTATCGGCGGATCAATAAGGAACTCTATTACGCCGTTGCTCAACGCTACGGCGTGCCGACCGTTAATTTCCGTCGCCGGCACCGCGTCATCTTTACCGTGCTCTTCTTCCTCGGTGCGCGCCGCAGCCACGTTGTGGGACTTATGGTTTTTGCGGTTTTGAATCTCCTGAGAGTGCTGCTGCAAATCTGGTCTTACTGATGACCGACCTCCTGCAATTCGGCTGGTTCTCGTCTTCCACGAGTATCCTCTTGCCCTGGAAGATCGATTGCGATGCGCTCAGCGACAATGACATCGAGGCGATCGCCCGGCTCATTCGCGGCA